CTTCGCATGGCTCGTCAACTACGTTGAGTCCGACCTGAGCGCCGGAATCTGGCACCCGTCCACCGTGGCGACCATCGCATGGTCCCTGCGCCGGGTATTCGAGAAGGCTGCACGGGAAACGGGCGGAGCAATCGAGGCTGTTGACTTCCAGCTGCACGACTTCTCCTACCGTGGTCAGGTTAACCGGCGGGCCGCAATGTCCTCCGGTGCCGCCCACCTGCTCTCTTTCTACGGCTCTGACGCTGTTCCGGCTGTCCAGTGGGTGAATTACTACTACCCGGGCGAGGAGAACGGCCTGATCGCCGCTTCCGTGCCTGCCACCGAACACTCCGTCATGTGCGCCGGAGGCAAGGAGGACGAGATCGAGACCTTCCGCCGCCTGCTGAAGACCTTCCCGACCGGCATCCTGTCCATCGTCGCCGACACGTGGGACCTATTCAAGGTGCTCACCGAATACCTGCCCATCCTCAAGGATGAGATCATGGCCCGCGACGGCAAGCTTGTCATCCGTCCGGACTCCGGTGACCCCGCCGATATCATCTGTGGGCTGAACACGAACAAAGACTACGTCTTGGACCGTACCTTTGAAACCAGTCCCTTCGCCGCAGAAGGTCTTGACACCAAGAAGGCCCCCGAAGCGGAAGAAAAGGGTGCCATCGAACTTCTGGCAGATACCTTCGGATACACCGTCAATGAGGCTGGCTTCAAGGAGCTCGACCCCCACATCGGCCTGATCTACGGTGACGGCATGTACAAGAAGCGCATCGAGGACATCAACCGCCGCCTGAAGTCCAAGAAGTTCGCATCCACCAACTGGGTAGCGGGCATCGGCTCTTTGGCCTACCAGATGATCACACGCGACACCTTCGGCTCCGCTGTCAAGGCCACCTTCGTGGAGGTCAACGGCGAGGGCCGCGACATCTTCAAGGACCCGGCAACCGACGACGGCACTAAGAAGAGTGCCAAGGGCAAGCTGGCGGTCGGCTACATGGGTGATGGCACGCTGTACCTGATCGAGAAGGCCAACGAGGAGCAGATTGCCCGCAGCCTCATCCAGCCCGTGTGGGAGGACGGCAAGTTCCTGAGGGAGTACGCCTTCTCAGAGGTCCGCGCCAACCTGAAGCGCTGGACCGGCATCCTCGAACGGAATGGTGGAATCTCCTAATGAACCTTACAGGTGATGTCGTGCTCGCAGGTGACTGGCACGGAAACGCTCCACAAGCCCTGAATGTGATCGACTATGCTGTCCGTGAGGACATCAAGACCATTATTCAGGTAGGCGACTTCGGCATCTGGCAGGACGACAAGCCCTACCTCAACAAGCTGCAGAAGCGTCTGGGCGATCACGACATCATCCTGTACTTCATTGACGGAAACCACGAGGACTTCCCGCGACTCTACGTCAAAAAGATGATGGAGGACGGTACCCGCAAGGTCCGTGACAACATCTTCCACCTCCCGCGAGGCTTCCGCTTCACGTGGGAGGGCTACAGCGTCCTTGCGCTCGGAGGGGCTGCGTCCATTGACAAGCCCTTCCGGCGTGAGGGCCGCAGCTGGTGGCCCGAGGAACTGATCACCGAGGCCGATGTAGAGGCTTCCATTGCGGGCGGCAAGGTAGATATCCTTATTGCCCATGACAGTCCCGCCACAGCGCCCAATTCAATCACCGATGACCCGTACGGCCAGCTAAACGCCGCAAGATATTTCGGATCCGACATGGTGGAGATGTGCACCGACCACCGCAAACAACTTCAGCGCGTCACGGACGAAGTTACCCCACGTCTGGTCTTCCACGGCCACTATCACATGGCCATGACCGGAATGTTCCGGCACGAAGACGCCGACCAGACCCCCGCCAGAGTCTATGGGCTCGATCAGGGCACCGGGAAACTGGGGAAACACACTGTAACCCTAAGCCCCGAGTGGGTCGCTGAAGAGTTGTCAACCCTTGACAACACACAATAACCTGATATACTAAGGAGCATGACTACTATGACTGAAAAATCAACTCTGCCGGAGCTCTCCGACGAAACTGTTGCAACTCTAAAGCGGCTTCGCGAGATCGACCGTCCAGCCTTTTACCAATACGTCGCCTCACTGCGCAAGAATAAGTGGCCACTTCGTGCCATCTCGCAGCCTTTGGGCGTTTCCCGCTCGATCGTACAGATCTGGGAGAACAAGGTGCCGGAAACGACACCGCTCCCGGATACCGAGCAGCTTCCCAAGGCCATCGATGATCAGGTGAAGCCCATCTACCTGCGCTACGAGCTCTCGGATGAGGAGTCCACACGGATGTATGTCCTCGCCCGCGAGGCCTCCAAGGTGCGCCGGTTCACAGATGCCGATTCCCCCGCCCGTGACGCCGCTAGGGAGCTCGAAGAGCTCCTGCACTACCACAAGGAGCGCGGCGCGTCCCTGAACACGCTCAAGGTCGCCTGTGGGGTCTCCCGCCGAGCTATCGCCCAGCGTCTGGAGAAGCGCGATAAGCCAGAGGTGCAGGACAAGGCGTCTTGAACTTCGACCTCTATCCTGCCGAATTCGTTTATCTTGATCTGTTCCCGGCGGTTGTCACCGAACTGACTGATGATGTTGCTCTGGGGGATGAGCTCCGGGTTGTCGTAACTGAGAACTACCTCTATGTGCTCAGGGACACACCTGATGGCCCGGAAATGTTCTCCCAAGAGCCCCTTCGGGATTTCGCTGGTGACAACAAGACCGGCTACACGATCCAGACCGAGTTCAACCGATACTACGTCAAGCGTGCCCCGAACTGTGGGTGTGGTGCCTCCCTCCGAGGCATCACCCTGTTCCCGGACGCTATCTACGTACGACCCTCCTAGGAATCTATGCCCAGCCCCATCCCAAATCCCCTTTACGGGGCCGTCAACAACCCTACCGGGACCTCACAGGTGGCATGTGTCCATTGCCTGCGTGACGGAGTACATGCGCCGCAGGAGATTATCTACTACTATGGCGGATACTCCCTGTGTATGTCACACGTCCAGCAAGCCCTCACACCGGCCCAGAATGTCTCCCATGTCTCCTAACACCGCCCTAACACTTCTGATCGACACAGTGGCCGTTTACAGGCTGACCAAGCTGGTTACCGAGGACTACCTCACGCAGGATCTGCGCCTACTGGTCCAAGAGAAGTTCCCCGCCGTCATCGACAAGCGATCCGGACAAAAACGCAAGAGTAAATTTACATACTTCATCAATTGCCCGTGGTGTGTTTCCATTTGGGCGGCAGGATTTATCTTTACACTACGAAAAATAAGTCCCGAATCAGCAACATATCTATCGTCAATCCTCGCGGCCTCCGCAGTTACAGGGATCGCCGCAACTAAGGGTATATAGAATGATAGAATTGTCTACAGACGTTTTTTCTGATAGCGGAGTAGACAATGCCCTTTTTCACGCGCACACCCGAGCCTTCGCCTGAAGAGAATAATCCTTTTGGTGCCGCACCCTACAACGCCCCGCGTGCACTGACTGCCAGCGCCGCCCGTGTTGATCTGAAGAGCACCAAGGAACTCGAAGCAGTGGCCCGCCGACGTATGGTCGGAAGGTGGCAGACCGATGCATGGGAATACTATGACCTCATTGGTGAAGTAAAGTTCGCTGCCACCATTCTAGCCAACGTCCTTTCGCGTGTAAACATTTACGCTGCATACATTGCAGACTCCTCGCAGGTCCCCGCCCGAGTCGGAGTCATCGACCACCTCGATGATGAGTACAAGGAAAAAGCATCCTCGATGTTGTACCTCCTTGAGACCGGCAACGGCGGGACTGCGGGCCTGCTCCGCTCCGCCGCCCTAAACCTCTTCGTCGCCGGAGAGTGCTACCTTGTTCGCGAGCCCGCCAAGTGGACTACCGGAGAGCCGGAGAAGTATCAGATCCGCTCGATCGATGAGATCGTGGCCACCCCTGCCCAGCGTAAGAAGGCTCGCGGCAACGCGGCCCCCAAGAGTGGTTGGTCCATCAAGCCCAGCCGCGATGCTACACAGGACGAGTACATCGAGATCCCCGAGAACGGCTACATTGCCCGTCTCTGGCGTCCGCACCCCCGCTTCTCCGATGAGGCGGAATCCTCGGTCAAGGGTGTGCTCGATCTTTGTGATGAACTATTGCTTTTGTCCCGCACCGCCTCTGCTGCCGCCAAGTCACGCCTGAGTGCCGGTGTATTCTTCGTGCCGGACGGCCTGTCCTACGCTGCCGGATCCGCCGATGAGGTCATCGACCCCAACGATCCTGACGCTGTGGCCAACGCTGTGGATGATGAAGATGACTTCGAAGAGCAGCTCATCGACGCCATGGTCACCCCTATCGGTGATCCCGGTAGTGCTTCCGGCGTTGTCCCGCTCTTGGTCCGTGGTCCTGAGGATCTGGGCGCAAAGATGCTGCACCTGAGCTTTGCCCGCTCGTGGGATCCACAGCTGGCCAAGCACATGGAAGCCGTACTGAACCGAATCATCTCCGGCATCGACCTTCCCAAGGAAATCGTCGGCGGTATGGCGAACCTCAAGGGTGCCAACGCCAAGATCATCGAAGAGACCATGTACAGCTCGCACATCGAGCCCATGGTCCTCATGCTCTGCGACATGCTCACCGTCGCCTTCCTGCGCCCTGCACTGCGTGCATTGGGCTTCCCGGAAGAGCACATCATGCGTACCGTCATCTGGTACGACCCGTCCGCTGTCACATCCAAGCCGTCCAAGTCCGAATCTGCAACCCTCGGATTTGACAAGCAGATCATTTCTGCGGATGCTTGGAGGCGAGCACACGGCTTCTCCATCTCGGACGCACCGACCCAGCTGGAGATCGCTCAGCGTCTTGCAGTGGCCAAGGGCCTCATCTCCGAGCCGCTTGCCGAAAAGCTTATCTCCACCCTGATCCCGGACCTGATGGCTGACCTCCGCAAGGAACAGCTGCAGCAGTCGGATCCGAGCTCCGCTGCGGCCCTGAACAACGCGCTAAGTGGTGATACACCGCCAGTTCCTGATGCCCCTGCAGCTCCGGATGCGCCCGCAGCACCTGCCGAACCGGCAGCCCCAGCGCCCGGATCTGGTACAATAGACAGTAGTACACCGCCTCCTTCAACTCTACTGGAGCCATAAAATATGTTTGATCGCAGCGCCGCAGTAAAGCTCCAGCTACGAGACTCCAAGGGCCGATTCATCAAGATGGGCTCCCACGTAAAGTGGATGTCCCTTTCCAGTGGAAACGCTGTCTCCGGTATCGTTCGCGGCGAGGATGGCAACAATGTCATCATTGAGTTCCAGCATGGTGGAAAGCCGTATACTATCCACGTTCCTCACGGCAAGCTCGACGTCATCAACGAGAAGGCGTCACTTGACCCTGCATATGTTCAGAAGATGGGCGGACATGTTGATACCCCGAACATCAACGAGCCCGGTGTAACTCCCGGCCACGCCCCCAGCGCTCCGTCTGCATCCAACACGCCCGCAGCTCCGATCAAAAATTTTGCCACACTTGGAACAAACGAAACCACCTACAAGGTCGGATCCGCTGACGGCGAGAAGATCCTCTCACCAGTCTCCGGCCTGAAGGTCGGTGACGAGGTCTTCCCCGTCGCCAAGACAAGCGTGTTCCAGAAGAGCCCCTACAACGCCAAGGGCAACAGCACCTCCACACTCGTGCAGAAGTTCGGACCCGGCGTCGGTAAGGTCACCAAGGTTGACCCCAAGGGCAACTGGGTCGTCGTCACCGATGACAAGGGCAAGACCTACGCCATCGCCAGCAGCCACTTCGTCTTCAAGCGTGACGCCAACACGGAGAAGGCCGTTCTCGATGCCCAGAAGATGGAAGCTTCAACCATCTACGCTGGCAAGGACGCGCCGTCCATCCCGTGGATCGACGGACTCAAGGGAGGCAATGCCCCTGAGGCCCCGGCCCCCAACGTCCCGGACGAGCCAAGCATGCCCCTGTCCGACCACGTCGGTGCCTCCGACATGCCTGTTGGATCCAAGATCCCCCTCGGTGGCGAGCAGGGTACCGCTACAAAGACCGGCGACAACAAGTGGGTCAACGATAAAACCGGAACCCAGTTTGATGACAAAGCCGCCGAGCACATCATCAAGACCCCGGCCCCTGAAACACTGCCACAGGACCCCAACACCCACATCAGTGCCCAGAAGCCAGAGAACCCTCTGGGAGACAACTTCAGCGAGCTTCCGCCGATGTCAACCTACCAGAAGGGCGACGTTGCCCTTCTCAAGGACGGCAGCCTTGGATCGTTCGTCGGCAAGGGCCAGCTGGAGCTCGAAGACGGATCCAAGGTCAGCGGCAACAAGTTCTCCGTAGACGGCGTCGCCAAGGTCATCGCTGGCAAGGACATCGCGACGGTCTACCGTCCTAAGCAGAATGTCGTCACCGGCCCTGCCAACGGACCTTTCGGCCCGGACGCCCACAGCTACTCCTTTGATCTGTCCAAGCCGAACAACGAGAACTTCAAGGCTGGAGATCTCGTTGTCTACGGCAAGGAAAAGAATCAGGGCAAGATCCTCTCGGTCAACCCGACGAACATCCTTGTCGAGAAGATGAACTCCGACAAGACCGTTCACGGCACAGCCACCATCGTTGCAGGTCAGGTCCACGGAAAGTACGTCAAGGACAAGTCTTCCGCACTGCCAGAGGCTCCCGTAGCCCCTGAGGCACCGGCTCCGACCAGCAAGGGCAAGGCACCGGCCTTCAAGTCTGCACCTGCACCTGCACCTGAGGCAGTCCCTGCCGCTGACCCAAACGCCCCGATCGATATCTCCAAGTGGACCAAGCAGGGCGGATCCCAGATGGGCTCCAACCCCGGAGGAATCTACACTGACGAGAGCGGCAAGAAGTGGTACGTCAAGATCTCTCAGAGTGATGACCACGCCCGTACCGAAGTGCTCGCTGACCAGCTCTACGCTGACTCCGGCGTCGCTGCCGCTGGCCTGAAGCTGGCTGATGTCGGCAACGGAAAACTTGGTACTGCATCACCAATGATCGACGGTGCACAGGCGGACCTCAGCCACCACCTCAACGACAAAGCCTACATGGACAAGATCCAAGAGGGCTTTGCTGTAGACGCATGGCTGGCCAACTGGGATGTCGCCGGAGCGGTCTACGACAACATCGTCACCGATGGTCACGGGGACCCCGTCCGGGTCGATCCGGGTGGAGCGCTTCACTACCGTGCACAGGGCTCACCAAAGGGTGACGCCTTCGGCAACAAGGCCGATGAGTGGGACACCCTGCGTAACAAGCCGGGATCCACATCTTCCGCCCTCTTTAGCTCGATGACCGACCAGCAGCTAGTAGATTCCGCCGCCAAGGTCGCCGCTTTCGATGACAAGAAGATCGAAGACAAGGTTGACTCCCTTGGCTTCGACAAGGCCACCGCAGACATGCTCAAGGAGCGTCTGAAGGCCCGTCGTGACGACATCGTCAAGCGTGCCGATGCCCTCAAGCCGGAGGCTGCCAAGGAACCTGTACAGGCCCCTGATGCCCCGGCAGCATCTGCTCCCGATACGCCTGCCGAGGATCACCCTACCTACGATGCCCTCGATCTCTTTGGCATGCCCAATGGGGCACACTTCAGCTCCAACGAAGATGGCGTCAAGGGCGGGTACTACAAGAAGGGCGAACTGTGGTACGTCTCCTTCGATCCGAACGATACATCAAACGGTATCAAGGTTCCGGCCCACGCGGTTGTCACGACTCTCGCGAACAACCCCTCCTTCAAGCTGGACCCTGAGTCCGTCAAAAAATCATCCCCAGCGGCACCGACCCATGCCCTCCCCAGCGACACTGGCGCTGGCCCCGGTACACCGTTCTATGACAAGCTCAATGCGTCCGAGAAGGCGGCACTGGCGGAAGAGCCCGTCCACAAGTACGCCTACGGCCACGACGCGGTCCCCGAAGGCTACGGCAGCCCTACCGTGGACCCGCACAGTGCGTTCCCGGGTTACAATGACGCCGAGGCCAGCAATGTCGATGACTTCGTCGTGGACAGCAGCGGCATCAATGCTGCGCTGCGCTCCGGTGACACCGACCACTACACGTACGAGATTGCCGCAATCGATCAGGTTCTCGACAAGAGCCCTCTGGTAAGCGACACGGTAGTCTACCGTGGCCTCAATGCCCGTGACTCCATCATCGATGCTGCCATGGCCGGATCATACTCGGATGCCGGATACTCCTCCTCGTCCACAGACCCCAAGGTCGGACACAACTGGATCGGGTTTACTCCGTCGAACAAGACCCCGTTGTTCATGGAGATCCACCTGCCTGCCGGGTTCAAGGCCCACAAGATTGACTACAATGCACTTGATAGCGGACACTCGTACACGGAGGAGTCCGAAGTAATTCTGCCGCACGGAACAGTATATACAATCTCCAACAAAGAGGAGTATACTAACGCTGACGGTAAAAAGGGTTGGAAGGTCACCATGACCCCGATCCTTGACGAGCACAACTTTGACACAGGAGAGAAGCATGACACAGGAGCAGACGCCGAAGGCAACGCCGGAGGACCGGGCGAAGAGGTTCATGGCAACGGAGGACCAGATTCAGGTCTTCAGCCCGGAGGAAACGAAGACCATGCTGGCCCAGTCACAAGCCCTGATGGAGCGCCGCAAGAAGAACCTGCCCAAGGCGAAGTAGCACCGGAGGCCCCAGCAGCACCGAGCGCGGCTCCTGAGACGGTCTACCCGGACAAGGGCAAGACCACAGCCGACGCCAACGGCGACACGGTCAAGGTCAACGACAAGATCCACCACCCTAAGAAGGGCGTGGGCATTGTCGGCATCGTCCTGCCTTCAACCAAGTCGGTCCACGTGTTCTACCCGGACGGTTCGGACAACGTCCACAAGGGCAGCGCGGTAACCAAGGTTGTCGGCGACGCTCCGAAGATCGACTCCCTGCCGGAAGACCTCAAGGTGGGTGATTCCGGTATTGACCCGGCAACCCACACCAAGTTCATCGTGGGCAAGAACAAGTCGCTCATCCACATCGGTGATACGGTCACGCACCAGAACGGTGACACGGGTACGGCCCTCGCAATCTACGCTGGCGAAAAGAACAAGACCGTCAGCGTAAAGTGGGACAACGGAACCACGTCCACCAAGAAGGCTTCCGTCCTCGAAACCGAGAGCAAGCACGGCACGGACGAGCCCTCCGCTCCCGAAGCCCCTGCTGAGACTGCACCGGCCCCAGAGGCTCCCGCCGAGCATGCCCCAGCAGAGGCAGCACCTGAGGCCCCGGCAACCAGTGGCGAGACATGGGGTCCTTCGAGCAAGGACGCCAGTGACCTTCCTGTAGGCTCCGTCCTGACCAATCCGAATTCGGGCTGGAACCTGAAGAAGATCGCGGACAACCAGTGGCAGGAAAGCTCCGGTGCCGGTAACGTCTACGACGATTCAAAGGTCCAGAACACCTTCAAGTACGAGGGATCCAAGGTTCTTACCCTGCCCGAGAACGGGCACGATGCTCCGGCTGCACCTGCCGTAGACGAGCCACAGGCTCCCGAAGCTGCTCCCGAGGTCTCTTCCGAATCCATTGATGGTAAGAAGTTCAACGAGCTCACGACACCGCTAGATCAGCTACCCGTGGGTACGACAATTGTCTCTGACAATCTGGGCCATGGCTTCAAGAAGCTAGACAGCGGTGAGTGGCAGGCCTACCACAAGGGCAGCGGAAACGCCATGTTCTCGAAGTTCGACTCCGAGCAGATGGATAAGAATCTGGCGAACACCGGGGACAAGTACACTGTCCACGCCCCTGTAGCCGAGGAGCCATCCAACAAGCCCGAGTGGGACGGCAAGCTTCTCAAGGACTTCGGTAAGGCAAACGTTGCCACGCTCCCGGTTGGAACCGAGCTGCAGAAGACTGACTCCAACGCCCTCATGCGCAAGGTGGGTGAGGACAAGTGGCTGGTATTCAACAAGACTACCGGCGACCTCATGGAGAACATGCCTGAAATCACCAATGATGATTTCAAGAAAATGTCCGACACTATCGCAACTAAGTACGTACTTGTGTCCGGCGACGGATCCGAGGTTCATGACCCTACCGCCTCTGTCCCTGCTGAGGACTCCCTCATCGGCAAGGGCCTTGATGATCCCGGTGTCCCCGCTGTAAAAGACCTGCCTGCCGGAACGGTTGTCAAGAGCTCCGAACTGGGTTGGACCGCCACCAAGCAGGGCGGCGACAGCGAGATGTGGAAGCTGGAGAACGGCAGCTTGATCCACGAGACCACTGTGGCATACCAGAGCGGGAAGCCCGGAAACGATCTAAAGATTGCGTCCGTCCCTGAAGCTGCACCGGCTGAGGCTGCGGCCCCTTCCGGCGAGCCCAACTTTGCCGAGATGACTCCGGACGATCTAGCTAAGGGCAGCATGGAGGACTTCGCCAAGCTACCTGTCGGCACAGAGCTACACAAGAGCCCCACTTCTTCTTACTACCAGAAGAAGCTCGGTGACAACGAGTGGCAGATGATGAAGACCAGTGACAACAAACCGGCCTTCGGACACAAAAACACCGACGAGCACATTCACAGCACTGTCCAAGCGCTGGGCTTGTACAAGACCATCAAGCTGCCGGAGGATGCCCCTACCACACAGGACCCCGCTGCGCTGCCTGAGACACTGCATGCCCCGACTGAGGCTGACCTCGCAAAACTCCCAGAAGGCACCGTCCTTATCGACCACCAGAATGAGGGCTTCACTTACACCAAGCAGGGTGACAAATGGGCAAGCGTCGGACCTGATAGTGGTGTCCCAAATATGCTTCCGGCATCATCCATTGCTGACGGATCCAGCTACGATGTAACTGCCCCAGCCAGCGCTTCCGTCCCAACCAAGAAGGATCTCAACGAGGCAACAACCGAAGACCTCCACGCGCTCCCACAGGGCACCAAGCTGACCCTCGACAGCATGCCCAACACATGGTGGACCAAGAACGAGGACGGCGCGTGGAGTGTCCACGACAACTTCAGCGGCCACGCCGGAACCGTCTCATCCGAGCTCCTAGCCGATGGTGATAGCTACCACGCAGAACTTCCGGGCCACGCGGGAGATCCTACAGCAGCGCCCTCTGCACCGGAGCCTTCGGCAGACGCCAGCGGATTCGCACCCATCTCCGAAGACAAGCTGGACAGCTTCCCGACAGGCACCAAGGTCGAGTCCGAGAAATCCTTCATGGGATCCAATGCACAGCTCTACTGGATCAAGCAGTCCAACGGAAAATGGAAAGAGTTTGACGAACAGAACGGGCACGAGGCAACATCCAGCGAATACTTCTCCTCACAGATGCAGGACGGCCTGAAGCTCAAGGTTGATCCGGCGTCCATCGCGCCTGCTACTGACACATCTGCTAACCCCATGGCTGAGTTCGACGGCAAGCCCGCCAAGGATGTCATTGACGCGGGCAAGTTCAGTGATCTCCCACAGGGGACGGTAATCGCTGTCGAAGGCGGCGTCCACGGATACAAGAAGCTCCCTAGCGGTATGTGGCAGACAACTAACATGCAGACGGGTGCAGCTGTCAACACCGGGAACGGATTCTCTGACAGCACCTTCACCGGAATGAGCGACCACCAGCTCAACGGCTACGCCGTCACGCTCCCTACCACAGGTACCGGGGCGCACCAAGCGCTGACTGGAACTTCTGGTGGGCACGTGCTGTCCGCCGAGTTCCTGAACGCCCAGCCGGTGGGTACTTCCATGAAGAAGGAGTCCACCTTCGGGCCGAGCCAGTTCTACTACGTGAAGCAGCAGGACGGGTCATGGCTACTCCACAAGAACGGAATTGTCAAGCAGTCCTACCAACCTGACGATATCGCGTCCAACATGACCGCGACGGTTGCCGTCCCTGCTCCGGGAAGCAAGTTCTTCTACTCCAAATCCGGCGAGCTTGTGTACGAAGGCGACAAGGTCGATTACAAGGGCCAGTCTGCCACGATCAAGTCCATCACAGACACCGGACTGATCTCCGTCAAGATCGATGGCGAGAACAAGAGCTCCTACAAGGCTGCATCACAGATCTTCAAGGATGCCAGCTACGGCACCAAGAACACCTCTGCCAGCCCATCCGTCGCACCCAGCGGCGGTCACGTGGCTGCAACAGACTTTGCGGGTGCGAGCGCCGATGCCTACAACCAGCAGGGCATCGTTATGCCATCGGCTACCGCCGACCACCTTGCCAGCCCGTTCAAGCTTGAGCACACCGGAGAGCCGGACAAGTCCAGCCCACTGTACGGAACACCCAAGCCGGTTCCTCCTGTCGAGCCCAGCCAGTACCCTGCATTCCAGCCAGAGGCTATTGACCCGCTGCCGAAGTGGGACTCCGCCAAGTGGCTCGAAGCTGTTAAGGCACGCTACGACGCCAACCCCAACAAGGCCAAGGCCACACTGGAGGAGAGTGGTAACTGGGGTAAGATCCAGACCGTGCTCAACGGTGATGAGATCCACTTGGATGCGCTTGTCAATTCCAAGTACCTCGATGAGGATCTGAAGAAGCAGGCCATCGACGGCATTGTCGCACAGGAGTTCAAGAACAAACCCCTGATCGCAGAACATAACGCCAAGGTTCTAGAGGCCAAGAAAGCCTACGACGAGGCTCTGGTAGCACACACCGCATCCTTCGACAAGGCTAAGGCGGACTACAGCGCGACTCTCGACGCTTGGTCTAAGGCCAACCCGAACTCCGACGTTGTTGCCTTCACCCCGCTGCCTGCAACATCCACCGAGAACTTCACTGGTGGACCCGCAGACTGGTCCAAGGCGCACGTCGGCACCATCACCGCCAAGACTGCTTTTGACGCTGTCAAGAGTGACAACGTTCTGGCTAAAAAGGGCATGTCGGTGGCTGTAGACTCCGATCAGATCGAGGCCCTTGACACCAAGATCACCAAGATCCTTGACACGTCCGGTAAGCCGGTCATCGAGGCTAAGTTCAAGATGACTGCAGCTTACGGTGCAGCCTTCGAGAAGACCCTGAAGGATCAGGGTGTCGGATCGAAGTCGGGCATCTACGCCAACTACCTTGCACTGGACCCGGCCACCGGACTCAACAAGGACATGGGTAAACCAGACGATGGTGGCACTGCAGGTTCGTGGACACACTCCGGACTGCGCTACACATATACAGACAAGGATACAGGGGCGGAAGTAATCTTCCAGCGCTCCAGCGATCAGGGCCTCAACGTGAGTGCTATGAACAACAGTGTACGTATTCACATGCCTGAAAACTCCACACCGGAGGACTACCAGAAGGTTCTCGAAAACATGGGAATTAATGCCAAGCCCTCAACAGAAGGTGACATCCGTGTTCTCGCAGAGAACCAGTTGCTCTCCATGATGGGTAAGAGCACAGCCGATGTGAAGATCTATGATGGCAACAAGAACCTCGGCGGTTCGGAGAGGATGCAACAGCTCCAGCAGATCGAAAGTGAATACGGCATTACTCCTGCGGACATGATGTTCACGACCGAGCCCAATGGCCGTGTCCGCTTCTACCTCAGCGATGATAAAGCACAGCAGTTGGCCGACCGCTACAATGTCAAGGCATTCGTCCACGAGATCCACGACTCCTATGGTCTGGACACATGGATGAACATGCTCACGGGATCCAACCCGGGACTTCTTTCGACTGCACACCGCTGGTCTGAAGGTGTCGGTGGTGGTGGTAAGTCATCCAAGGAAGACCACCTTGGAGGGTCCTCGGACTACATCTACATGACCCCTCAGTCCGGGCTCCCGACAGGCGGTGCCAAGGTTGTCGTCAACCCGAACGCCGTGTTCCGTCGTACCGACTTCTGGGCCAACCCCTCTGACGGATATGGAAAGAAGGGTAGTGGATATGGTGTCTCCAACAAGAGCCCGTACCACCTCTTCGACCAGAATGGCAAGAGCCTTGCCTATGATACTGGTGGCGTGTATGAGGTACTCCCGAAGGATACTGTCCCGGTCAGTGACTGGATGTACCTGTCCATGGAGTCTGTCATGCGTGATAAGGTTCTCGCCGAACTGAAGAGCCGTGGTGTCCTGCAGATCAACGGTATTGACATCGAGTCCTTCATCATCACCTATGGTATGCAGCCTCCGGCCACTGCGGACAAGCTCACATCTGTGCAAAATGCAGCAGCCTCTGTGAATAATAGTTGACATATGGTAGGATATTAAGTATGGACAATAAAGAAGCCTTCGAGCCCGGAAAGATCTACTACGTAGATCATAACGGCATACCCTCATTCGGGTACCTCCGCACGACGGAGGACGGTGACACGATCGCGTATGATCTTGATCGTGTCTGGAACCTCTCGCAGTGGACTGCTGACGCGTCGAAAGACGGCGTCACCTTCACTCGTGAGGACTCCCAGTACACAATCCGGCCTGTCCAGTTGGGGGACGCCACCGTGGTGTTCCCTGACCTCATCCGAACCTTCCTGAGCACTGACTCGCTGGAAGCCTTTGCACGAAAAGAGATCGCCTTGTCTGATTCCTACACGCCGAATACTCTCCCGGACGAGCTTGTGTCCTTCACGGTTGACGACGGAAAGGACGGAAAAGTCCTAGAGCTCATCCGTGAGACACTGGAGGGCCAGCTCTACGTGCGGGAAAACCACAACTGGGTGCGCCTGACGGACGGGGACCACCCCACCATCATGGACAAGGATCTTGTCCGTGTAGAGGCTGAGGATATCCCGACTGCAATCAAGGTCTGGGACAAGGCATCGGAGCAGGGTGCTGATCTAACGAGGAACGATATTCTCACGATGGCCGCGTCTCAACAGTAGTGTATGTTATAATTACTTGATACGTGACTTCATCTTGTTGATTGGTTTTAAATGGTAGATGCACCTAGCGCAGGTAGTTCCGCGCCCACTACAGAGACTGTGTCAGCACCTTCGGCATCCCAATTTGAGGTTGTACGTGTGTCCCGGGACACTAAGACTGCCGTTCTCAAGCGGCTGTCTGGTACTTTCGACGTTATTTCAGTCGAAACCGGGGTACCCGTACACACAGGACTCGAATCATTTGACGCCGTTCCCAAGGATATCTCATGGCGAAGGGTCTCTGCTACTGAGGAACAGGCTATCACAGCATCACTTGAGTCGGCAAGTTTCGATATTGTAGAAGAAGTTGAGCCTTACCCCAAGCCTTACCGTGTACCTCCGGCAGTTCGTCAGGAGATCCAGCAGGCTCTACAGGCATCGGCAGACTTCTCCGAGGACGATCTACGTTTCGCCAAGGCGCTAGCCTATGACGATGCTGTAGGTGCCCCGGAAGTTACGTGGATGAATGACTTTTTCGACCAGTACGACACCCCACAGCGCCTTCGCGGTGGCTACAAGGGACAGAAGTGGGCTTCCAAGATCGTCGGCACAGACGAGGATGACGAAGACACACTGCCTGTGGACGACTTCGGTGACGACGAGACGGCTCCTTACGCCTTCGACGGAGACCAGTACAACTACTACGGTATTGGCACCGATCCCGACAGCTCCGAAGTACACAGCCTGATCGCGGTTGACTTCGATACCCATGAGGTATTTATCTGGGATGGCAACGGATTTGATCCTGTTGAGGCCCACATCGATGAGATCGATGAGCCACAGGTCATCCCACTGGATGAGACCACGGCTGAGATCCTGTCGCAAATGCTGTCCGGGAATCCTGATAGTGTTCATGATGTTCTGGACACCAACCCCGTAGAACGAAACCTCTTCGCACTGGCTCAGTCCGAACTGGACTACGATGATCTCGATCGACGCGGATCCATCATCGCCGACGCATCGGGATACACTCCCGCAGAGCGAAGCCTGAATGCCCGCCGTCAGATCCGTGGCCCCGGTGGCACCTTCGGTGGCCGTCAGGTCGAACAGGGTGACAAACTCCTCGCCTTCAAGAAGGGCAAGCTCGCTGACAACCCTCCTCTGGTGGCCGATGTCGCCGCACGCATCCAGCAGTTCATTCAGGATGCCACGACTACAGATGATACTGCAGCAGAGCCCGCCACGGCCCCTGTAACAGCCGCAGCCCCCAATCCTGCCCCACCGGCAGACGAGACGGCCCCAGCCCCTACAACATCCAACGCAACAGCCGGAGCGCCTACCGGCGGTCCATCCGGCGCTGCGATTTACTTCGCCATCGTTGATCCCACAGACACCACCGCCGTTTTGGAGGTCGTCTCTATCATCAAGGATTCCACGGGCAACCCACAGGCATGGATCCGCACACGCGGCACATGGAAGAACGACCCGGCAACGCTAGCCAAGCTTACCGGCCCAACACCGCCGCCCGTCATCGAGCTCACCGCACCCGAGCCCGCCAAGACAGTTCTCGCACAGGTGGATAAGTACGACAAAAATGTCGCACACTTCCCGACAGACGCAGTGCCCGACAAGGCCCCTGTCACGGCGGCTGGCTTTGTTGTTCCCGGAACCGATCTCGGCATCTACGATGAGAATGATATTGTTGCTGCAGTATCTTCTTTTGATACGCTGAGTCCCGAGACTCAGAGCGCCGCCAAGCGCATCATCCGGACCCGTGCCACGGCCCTGAACCGCAAGGACCTTATTCCGGCCAACTGGCGCAGCATTCACCCCGTCGAAGAGGGTGAGGCCTTCGCAGCTGAGTCCCCGCTCTACAGTGAGTACGGCGACATCATTGTTGCAGCAGGCCACCCGTTCAAGGGCGCAAAGGGTGCTGAACGCCTGAAGCAGTACTGGACCCACGGAGAAGGTGCCCTCAAGATCCGTTGGGGAACCAAGGGTGATCTTACCCGGGCTCACACCCACCTAGCTAAATTTGTCGGGCCAGTCATGGCTTGGGGATTGGCACAGAATTACCACAAGTCCCTGTTCGGCATGTCCAATGCCAAGCACGACAAGCTGACCGGTCAGAGGTAGAGGAATACCATGAAGATTTACCCCCCACTCTCCGAAGATGTATTTTCTTCGATAGACTTTGATGAAAAGATCATCGAGCTTGCAATCACGGCTGCCGCTTCTTTCGTGGAAGATACCGGCTACGACATTCCGCAGGGACCTGAGGATGTTGATCCATCGGGTACCGCCTTCGGTGCCACCTTCCAGATCCCGATCGCACTGCCCGAGGGTATCGAGTCGGGTGACGGTCGCAGCTTCGATGAGGAGTCACTGTCCTCCCGCAATCTCCCGCTGCCCCTGATGTGGCAGATCAAGACTGGACCCGGTCACGATGGCGCGGTTGTTGTCGGACGTATCGACAGCATTGAGCGTGTAGGCAACGGCCTAGGCAATGTCGAAGGCGTCTTTGACGTCGGCCCCTATGGACGCGAAGCAGAGCGCATGGTGCGTAATGGGTTCCTGCGTGGCGTCTCCGCTGACCTCGACAAGTTCGAGGGCACAGCTCTGAAGGAGGTTGACGCTGATGACGAATCAGAGCTGACCACCATTAAGAGCAAGCAGATCAACGTCAACAAGGCCCGTCTCATGGGCATCACCATCGTACCGAAGCCAGCCTTTGAGGAGTGCCTAATCATGATTAAAGACCCAGCAACTATGGATACCGGAGACGACACTGTTCCGGATGGCCTCTATGAGGACAACCTAGACGACATGGACAATGAGCTGGCAGCCCTCGCTGCATCCGCTGCTCCATTGGTTCCACCGAAGTCATGGTTCGAAAACCCTAAGCTCAATGGTCCACAGCCGTTGACTGTTACCGACGATGGTCAGGTATTCGGCCACGTTGCTACTTGGAATTCTACACACATTGGCCTGCCACGCGCAACCCGCCCGCCGCGCTCGCAGTCCAACTATGCATACTTCCGCAAGGGCCTCCTGCGCACCGATACCGGCGAGGATGTACGAGTAGGGCAGCTGACGCTTACAGGCGGTCACGCACCCCTTCAGGCCTCTGCCAACGAGGCAGTAAAGCACTACGACGACACACGATCCGCTGTGGCTGACGTGACTGCCGGAGAAGACCAGCACGGCATCTGGGTAGCCGGTTCCCTGCGTCCTGATGTTACACCGAATCAGGTCCGTGCGTTCCGTGCCTCAGCACAGTCCGGTGACTGGCGTCCGATCAACGGCAAGCTTGAGCTCGTTGCTGTCTGCTCTGTCAACGTACCCGGCTTCCCAATCGCACGCCCACAGGTTCTCGTGGCCGGTGGTCAGGTACAGGCTCTTGTAGCAGCCGGTGCCCTCCCAACTGCTGAGTACTCTAGGATCGATGAGCTGTCCATGCGTCTTGACGCCATGGAAGCCGCTGAGCTCAGCGCCAAGCGTGAAGAGGCCCTGAAGCGCCTCACACCGTTCGTGGAGACCAAGGAGATGGAGCTCGCCGCTCTCGCCGCCTCTGCCCGCCAGCGCATGGAGCCGATCATCGCCTCTGCTGACGCTGACCTTGCAAAACAAATGGCGGCGCTCGCCAAGCGTGTTCTCGGCGCTAGCGGAGAGTAAGGGCCATGCCATATCCCTATAGTTGGAAGCCCGACAGGGTCGTTCCGATCAATGCCTCACAGGTGTCTGTCTGGAACAGTAGCGGCGCTTCTGCGGCCCTCTCCACCCCCATCACGGTCTCAAACGGGACCCTGTCCTTTGCGCTGACAAATGCTGGTAAATACCGGATATCCGTTCGTAACGGGTCCGAAATCCAGACTGGCACCTTCACCGTAGACACCACAGGTACTGATACGGATACACCAGAGTATACGACGTACTCATCCTATGACTCCTCCACCGACCTACCTACGGCAACGCCACCGCCGAATACAAACCCCGTCGTTCGTGTCCTAGATATCGCCAACCCCACCACCCCCGGCGGAGCGGCACTTAATACCACTTTCGTCCGGTTCGTTGACCTCGCCGGAAACCCCATCTCAGCCCGTCACGTCACCATCAAAGTGGACACCAGTACGTGGGAAATCTCAGACATCGTCGCGGAGGCGTAGCCAATGGCTTACATGAAAGACTCAACAGGCAAGCGGCTTGACTCGATAGAGGTTTCTGGGGCACTCTCGTCTCGGCTCGCACGACAGGCAGCACAGGCATATCGGAACAACGCGTGGAGCCGCCCACAGATGCACGTCATCCCGGCGTGGAGGCCGTCCACTGCGTACCTAGTCTCCCATGTCGTCGCGCACGGCGGGAATGTCTATGTCTGTAGTGTTGCAGGAACCTCCGCTGCGACAGGTGGGCCGACCGGAACCACAGGAAACGCCGTCACTGACGGAACCGCGAAATGGTATTACTTCGCTCCAAACGTTATCACGATCGATCCGACAACCTCGCAGCCGAACTGGGTGGCCTCTACGGTATATACGCTTGGGCAGCGGGTGACTAACGGTTCTTCGATCTATACATGTACCGTCGCGGGAACGTCCGCGTCCAGCGGCGGACCAACTGGTACTAGCAACGTCATCACAGATAACACCGTAACATGGTCTTACTATGGGGCCGTCTTGGTGAACCCCTACGCAGCGGATTTCCCTACATACAGCTACGCTGGATCTGCACCGGGCGCAGCTACGAACATCTACTACCCCGGTGGGAACGGTGTTGGGCGTGGCCTATTCAGTGCCACGGGCGTCTACTCCATCGCAACAGCAGGAACCGGATACGCAATTGGTGATCAGATCACCATATCCGGTGGAACCTTCACGGCGGCGACAGTATGGCAGGTCACCGCTGTCAACGCGGGTGCTGTTACCTCTCTACAACTCTTCAGCGCAGGTAGTTATTCAGTTCTGCCTAGTACGGCACCGCACACGCAAGCTTCCACCACTGGGTCCGGGTCCGGACTGACTGTTACGAGCCACTTCACTCAGCCGTTCTGGTGCCGAATCCGTGGGGCAGATCCTGTTAAGAACCAGACCGGGTCATGGCTGATGCCTCAGACTGGTCAGATGTACCCCGCCTCACCAGAACAATTCCAGAGCGTCGGCATTGAATTCATGACAGACGCTCCATCTGTTACCTTCCAACTCCTCACCTCAGCAACACTATTTACTGGCGTTATTATCGTAGACGGTGTGCGCTACAACCTTGCACCGCTTGATGCGCCAGTCACGGCGAGTAACGCGAACTACTACACTCTCACCTTTCCGTCGGGACGTAAGGTACGTCGGTGGAGGATCGAGGCACACCAAGGAACTTCGTTCTATATTCCGGCGATCTCGGTGGATTCGAACAGCACAGTATGGGCACCCACCGACGACGCGATCAAAGCTGTATTCATCGGTGACTCCCTCACCGCAGGTGCAACCCCCGGCCCCTACGTCCCGGGTAACTGTGTCCCATTCGGCGTCGGCCATGAACTTGGTTGGGGCGATTGCTGGGACTATTCGCGAGGGAGTACCGGCTACGTGCACACCAACTCAGGCGGCGATGCCTTCCCATACCGAGTTGCCCAAGCCGCCGCACTCAAGCCCGATGTGTTCGTGTTCATGGGGTCGTGGAATGATATCGGAGTAGCAGCCGGATCTATCAGTGCAGCGGTACAGTCGTGCATTACGACAATCCGCGCCAGTGGCTCTACCGCGCCAATCATCTTCTTTGGCATCTGGTCGGCCAACAACTCCACCCTTGGCACTATTGAAGGGGCTGTACAAGCCGGTATCATTGACCCACTCAACCGGAGTTTCTGGATCCCTATATACGGTGACCCTGTTGCGCCATGGGTACTCGGTACGTGGAACAATAACCCCACTCCCACTGGTTTTAATATGTCTACAGCAACAAATGCGAACCTTTATATCGACTCGGCCAACTCCCCTCACCCGTCCGACGCTGGTACTGTATTCGAATGGCAGCGCATGGCGGACGCCATCCGGAAGAAAGTTATTCCAGCCCTGACGATGTGAGTCACGAAAAAGCCCCTATTCTCTTTCGGGAGGGTAGGGGCTTTTCTGATATAGCGGCTAAAGTAAACATACACACGTACTTTTTTGCATGATATACTAGTATCAATACTGAGCGCAAATCACATCACGATGATCCTGCCCTTGCTGCCATAGAGACTGAATTTATACATGATAGACGTTTGTCTATCCTTAAATGAAATCTAAGGAGGGAACTGTGGATCAGATCCGTGAAAGCCTAGACAAAATCTCCGACCTTTCGGATGAAGACCTCGACGCACTAGAAAACTCTGTTGTATCGGAGTTCAAAACGGTTCAATCGCAAGACCCGACTCGTGAAGTTGTAACTAACATGATTCAGCTTGCGGACGCAGCGGATGCAATCCGTGGCGAACGTAGCAAGCGAGAAGTCGAATCTCAGGAACTCGTCAAGGCAGCTGCTGACGCAGTAGCTCGCATGAGCGAGAACGAGACTGCCGAGAGCCCGGAAGAAGCAGCCGCCGAAGGCGATGCACCTGCCGATGCTCCTGCAGACACTGAGGACGCGACCGAAGCCCCAGAGACCGGAACCCCGGACGCTGAGGACACCGCCGAAGGCGCAGAAGCACCCGCACCGGAAGACACAGAGGCAGCAGAGGAAGACCCTGCTGAAGCCGCTGTAGCTCCTGTGGATGAAGAAGCCCCCGAAGCTCCCGCTGAAACACCCGAGGCACCAGTCGCAGCACCAGCCGACGCACCTGTTGATCAGGACGCCGCTGGCGGAGGCGAAGCCACGGATGACGCTGATTCAGAGCCCGACCTTTCTGAAGAGGACAAGAAGAAGATCGCAAGTCTTTCGTCCGATGCAGAAGCAGAGCTCGCAGTTGACGCACCCGATGAGTCAGAGGCCGCAGCAACCGAAGCACCCGCAGAAGCCGAAGAGCTTTCCGCAACAGAAGCACCCGCAGAAGAACTTTCTGCATCCACCCCTGAAACTCCCGAAGCAGAACTCGCTTTGGACGAAAACAAGAAAGACTCGGAGGAACCCGTGACTGCCTCAGCAACTCCAGAAGGGCTTGAATTCCAAGCTCCGGCAGATCGTAGCCCTGCTATCCCTGCTGTCAAGGCCCCAATGACCATCACCGCTGGTGCTGACATCAAGGGCATCCCAATGGGAAGCGAACTTCCCGACATCGCCGCTGTGGCTTCTGCTCTTCTTGAGCGCAAGAAGTCCATGGGCAAGACCTCCGGTGGAGACGGAGAGCAGTCGCTCGTCGCTTCCTTCCGCACGGACTTCCCTGAGGCCCGCTTCCTGAACTCGTCCGACTTCGAAGGCAACCGCGCCAAGATCGACGGCGTCGTTTCCGCTCAGGCGATCACCGCTGCCGGTGGTCTGACAGCTCCTGTCGAGACCTCCTACGACATCTTCGAACTCGGAGAGACACTTGACCGTCCGGTCAAGGACGCCCTCGCCGTCTTCGGTGCCGATCGTGGCGGTATCCGCTTCATGACTCCACCGCTGCTGACAGACCTGAACGGTGCTGTCTCCCTGTGGACCATGCAGGATGACATCGACGCTGCTACGGCAGGTGCTCCGGACCCGGAGAAGCCTTGCCTCCGCGTTGCCGCTGGCACAGAAATCGTCGTCTACGTAGACGCGATCCCGCTCTGCCTCACCTTCGGTAACCTCGGTGCCCGCGCATTCCCAGAGCTCGTTGAGCGTCACACCAAGCTGGGTATGGTCTGGCACGCACGCTACGCCGAGACTCGCCTGCTTACCCGTATCGGTGCGCTCTCCACACCAGTAACCGCCGCTTCTGAGCTCGGTGTCGCCCGCGACATCTTCGGCCAGATCGACCGCGCTGCTGCCGCTTACCGCTCCCGCTACCGCCTTGCAGAAGATGCACCACTGCGCGTCATCTTCCCAGCTTGGTTCAAGAACGCACTCCGTGCAGACCTCATCAAGCAGCTCCCGGGCGACGGTCGCGAAGGCACCTTCAACCTCGCAGAGGCTGAGATCAACGGCTGGTTCTCCACTCGCTCCATCAACGTGTCTTGGCACATCGATGGAGAGACAGGCCAGATCTTCGGAACACAGGATGCCGGAGCAGCCCTCCTCGCATTCCCAACCGATGTCATCTGGTACCTCTTCTCCGAGGGTACTTTCCTCTTCCTCGATGCGGGAACTCTGGACCTCGGACTCGTCCGTGACTCCACCCTCAACGGAACCAACGACTACAAGATCTTCCTTGAGACCTTCGAAGGCGTTGCCAAGGTTGGCGTCGAATCCCTCCGCATCCAGAGCAAGCTGACCCTCCGTGGATCCGCTTCCGCTACTACAACAGTAGTCGGCTAGTAGTAAATCAATACAGTAACAGTAGCTGGACTCGAAATTCCATCGGAGAAATAAAATGGTAAGACCGACAAATACTCTCATTGAGACTACGGGGCCAGAGGCTTCTCCATTTGGGATTTTGAGTCCAGCTACTACTGTTGTAGAACGTCATGATGATTACTGGCTTTCCGGTTTCGTTTACGAAATCGGGGATGCCCGTGTTCAGGTAGACAACGCCGTAATTCTTGGTGCTGATACCCCCGCAGAGGTCACAAGTGTCGTCCCCAATACGGGCGACACCTACGGCCTCTACTTCCCCTTCGACATCGAGGCAGAAGTTGAACACTCAACCTTCGGTGTAACCCCTGAAGAGATCGAAGCATCTGCACAGAAAGCTCTCGATGTCGTCACCCAAAAGGCTATCGAAGTTGAATTCTGGGGCGGCGGAGTGGCATCACTCCTCACCAAGGAAAACAATAACCGCTACCTCGCCAGCACTCAGGCCATCGATGTGACCCCTGTCCCCGGAACGGCTGTAAAGCCGCGCTACGGGCAGGCTCTCCTCGAAGGAGCCCTAGGTGATGCGACGCTCGGATCCCGTGGAACCATCCACGCTCCGCGTGCAGCTGCAAGCATCCTCAAACTCGAAGAGGACAACGCCACGCTTTTCACGAAGCTAGGCAACACAGTTGTAGCAGGTACAGGCTACTCCAAGCTTGGCCCAACCGGGGTTGCTGCCCCGGCAGGCAAGTACTGGATGTACGCCACCGGCCCTGTCACCGTCATTCTCGGCGACATGAACATCACACCGGATGAGAAGTCTCAGGCGATTAATACACGTGTAAATACTATCAAGTATTACGTGGATCGTCCAGCGGCTGTCACTTGGTCTACATCAAACGTCTACGCAGTACTCATTGATCTAACACTAGATTACGCCTAAATTTTAGGAAGGATTCCACAATGGCATACGATGGAGCAGCCAGTATTTCTGGCGAAGTCATCCGCGTAACCCGCCTTGATGCTGACGGCACTGCCGCAGCAGGCGCTAGCGCATCTTACGTCACCAAGGCCTTCATCTCGGTAAAGATTACACCGCAGATGGAAGCCGGACTTGACATCACTCAGAAGGCTGCTAACGGCTCGATTGGTATCTCTTACAAGGTACCGGATACGCTCAAGCGTGTCAACGTTGACATCGCCATCTACAACCCGGACCCCGAGCTCACGGAAATGCTGCAGGGTGGAACCATCCTCGGAGCATCCAAGGGCTACGCGGCTCCTGCATTCGGCGAAGTCTCCAACCCCAACGGTGTCGCCATTGAGGTCTGGTCCAAGGCCATCCTCAACGGTCGTCAGGCCGGTGTTGACCCGTACTGGCGCTGGCTCGTACCGTTCGTCATCCTGCGCAACACGGGTGACCGCATGATTCAGGAAGGTGTCCTCGGAACTAGCTTCACCGGCTGGGGCCAAGGAAACGCTGCATATGGCACCGGACCTGTATCGGCAACCCCGATCTGGCCATGGGTCACTGACCGTGCGTACGCCTACGCCCGCGAAACCACGCTACCGACCATCCCTAACGGTGGATCCGGCTACGTGCTGACAACCTAATAGAATATCGCTTAAATCTCTGGCTGGTACCGAATTTCGGGCCAGCCAGAGGTGTTTTTACGCATGATATACTTACTAAAGCATACTGAGTTTGGAGAAAAATGGCTAACCTATGGCTAACAAACGCCGACACGGTGGAGCCCGCTGGAGAATTTACTACTGAAGCCGTCGCGTCCGCGAGTCTAATTCTACATAAGCTCTCCGGCGAGCGGTACTCAGGTGTAAATACTGTCACGGAAGTCTATGGTACAGGGCATTACGCCACATACAATATACAACCAGTCGTTATTGACGGTCAAATCCGGCACCTACCGCTGTCCACAGGCCAGCGTGAGCTCCGACTTCGTCACGCACCTGTCCGCTCCGTAGAGTCCATCAAGCTCAACGGTGTGGTGATGGATCCAAGCATGTACTCATTGCGGAACAATGCCTACATTGTCCGAGAACACTCAGTTCCGTGGGTTGTGGATGTCTTGTGGGAGCTTGAAGTTTCCTACACCTATGGCGTCCCGATCCCAGCTGCAGGAAGAAATGCAGCGATCCGTCTGGCCAATGAACTTATTTGGGCCAAGACCAACTCACGGGAATGCACCCTACCTGAGCGTGTCACATCGATCACCCGGCAGGGTGAATCATTGACAATGCTCGACCCGCTGAACTTCCTCAAGGAAGGTCGTACGGGTGTTTATGAGATTGACCTGTTCCTGTCAGTAATCAACCCCAACAAAGCAAAAAAGAAGTCGAAAGTCTTCTCTGTAGATAAACCTCGTGGAGAGAAAATAAATTGAGCGAAACAGATCCATACGCAGCGCCAGATACCTACTACCCTTCCGAAGAGGTCCAGAAGGCCTATGAGGAGTCCCAGAAGCCCGCAGAGGTAAAGACTGTGGAAGCACCTGTGGAGGTCCCCGCCGACGTCCCAGAGGGCGAGCCAGAGGTCATCGAAGAGGTTCCCACAGGATCCGCAGCCACCGTGCTGAAGTGGGTCGGAGATGACGCCGCACGCGCCCACCGAGCCCTCGAAGTCGAGCAGGCTGGCGAGAACCGCAAGACCCTCATCAAGAACCTCCAGTCCGTAATCAAGTAAGGTAGTCATGCCAGAGCCAGTTTATCTTGACGGTATTGTAGAAAAAGCCCAGATGGTTTTGGACAAACTTGCTGAAGTTTACGCCGAAAACAACGTGGACCTCCCTACACGCCGCTTCAAGGCGATCGGTGGCCGAGGCCAGACTGTCCACTCACAGGCACAAGTCACTGTTTCATGGGAGCAGGCCTACTCAGGCCTGCCCCAGCAACAGGCCCAGTTCCCCGTAAAGCGTTACCTACCATGGACCGGCGTCTTTGTGGTCGAAGTTGTGCGTGATCTTCCGGGTATGTCGAATCGTGGGGCTGAGCCGTCCGCTGACGAGATGTCAGCTGTCGCAGACCAGCAGATGCGTGATGCCCAGCTCATGATTGAGGCAGGCCGTCGCTCCTTCGAGGAGTCATGGGAGGGCTCTGGCATCGTGGATATCTCAGCAAGTATGCCCAGCGGACTGCTACAGGCTGTAACCATGACTGTGGGAATCCCGATCTAATGAACTTCGAGAAAAATGCTGCGGGATGGCACCACGAATTTGAGTCCACCCAAGGCATGGTTGGTGAAGATATCCGACGCCGCAGTGCGCTGGAAATGCTGATGGCCAAGATACAGGTCGGAAAAGATACCGGAGAACTCAGCCGCTCTATTTCCTTTACTGTTTCATCGGATTTCAGGGGCGTCGTAGGTCTTATCGGATCCGACAACAGAATTGCCTTGCTCCATCACGAAGGCACCAAGCCGCACATCATTGTGCCACGAATAAAACAAACACTACGGTTCGAACACCATGGTAAAATTGTGTATGCAAAGCTTGTACACCACCCGGGTACAAAGCCGAATAGATATCTGACGGACAACCTTAAAAACGTTGTAGATTAATAGACGAAATTAGGAAAGACTATGGCTGAAGCCTCCCTTCCAAAGCGCACGCGTTCCTTCGACTCCGCTCCGGCGGTTGAAGGCGAGGAGACCGCTCCGGTAGCGCCCCTCGGATTCACCCTAGCTGGCGAAGACTTCGAAGTTCTCCCAGAAGCACCCGGCATCCTCATCCTTGAGTTCATCGAAGCAACTTCGTCAGGCCAGAATGGCGCTGCCGCTAAGGCTCTCGTGAACTTCCTCAAGGAAGTCACCACTGAAGAAGAGTGGACACGCCTCAGCGCTGTGCTCCATGATCCGAAGAACAAGATCGACATCAAGAAGATCTCCGACATCGTCTCCTACCTCACGGAGCAGTACGCCGCGCGCCCTACCTCGGCGTCCTAGCAGTCGGACGCCACTTTCTTAATCAGTGGCCGTACATCGACGGACATTATCTCTCCCAAGGCGTTGACCTGTATAGACTGCTGTGCAGGCTCAACGCCTTGAGGGCATTCAATTTGATTGATGCTGCAGTGATAGATGAGGCCGTCCGTGATGGCGGTCTGGAGGATCCTCGTCAAAAGCTGAAGGCAACTATTAACAAGTTGTATGATAGAATTGTACTTGAGGATAGTTCAAACGACACAGACTTTACCGATCATTCGGTAAGAGATACGCGACCTCCTGTCTATCTTGAAGCAGACGAATCCGGATACCCCGGACTTGATGCCCCGCTGGGGTAACGTGAGGTTGTAGCATGACGATTATCGGGTCCGCCTATGTAGACATCCGTGCAATCACCGATAAGCTTGAAGCTGATATCAAGGCTGCCCTCGCGTCCCTCCCTGAGACTATTGAAATCAAGGTTGAAGCGGACACCCGCCCCGCCGAGGAGCAGATTGACCTGCTCATCGCGTGGGGCGATGAACACAACATTAACATAGATGTAGAGGCTAACACAACTGCCGCCGAAGTACATATCGGCGAAATCGTTGATGAGCACCGTGAAACCATTGTCGATGTTGATGCTGACACCATCGCCGCCGAAGTCCACATCGAGGACTTCATGGCGGCTGCCAGCGAGCACGAGATCAATGTGCCCGTGGACGTCCAAGACGTCACGGCCCGACTCAGCCTAGCAGGCCTCATGGTCCAGTGGGGGCACAAAGTCCTTGACTGGTGGGTCAATGTCAACACCTTCCTCGCGGAGGCTGAGCTGGGCATCCTCTCACGTCCCCGCATCGTTGAGGTATTCGCAAAAGTCAACGAGGGGTCCCAAGAACACCTCAAGACTTTCGGTGCCAACCTCGGAACATTCCTGAGTGGCATCAGCGGTGCAACAGCGCTGCGGGGCCTCATCGCCGAGTCTATCGACGCCAAGATCCACATTGGCGAGCTGGCCCCGAAAATCGCCCTGACGGCTGAAAAGATCGGCACACTCGCTACCTCGGCAATGGGTGCTGTCGGAGGACTGCTATCCCTCGGAAGTAGCCTAGTGGATATCATGGGCATCGCCCCAGCCATCCCGGGTGTCTTTGTCGGCATGGCCATTGCCATGAAGATCACTACTCTGGCCTTCGGCGACATGAAGAAGGCTGTCCCAGAGCTCTACAACGAGATGAAGACTCTCAAGGAGTCAATGTCCCACGCCTTCTGGGATGATGCTACTACAGGCTTCCAAGACCTCTTCCAGCGCTCCACTGTGCTCAAGGATTCCCTTGTGGAGACCTCACACGCCATGGGTGGGTTCTGGGGTTCCGTATTCTCCGGCATGGCTCAGGAGGGCTTCGCCAAGGCAATGCAGGGTGACTTTGCCAACCTGAATGAGGGTATCAAGATCATGACGGGGAATACCGGTATATTCCTCCACATCTTCCAGACCCTCGGTGAATTTGGCTCCGCCTACCTCCCCAAGCTGGCCGATGGCCTTGGCGGTCTCGCAACCCGGTTCGATGCGTTCCTGACCCACGCTCAGGCTGACGGCACCCTCAAAGCATGGGTAGACAACGGGGTCACGGCTCTGAAGGATCTTGGCCATGTTATTGGTGAAGTATCAGGTATTTTTGGTGGCCTTGCTGATGCAGCCAACGCTGCCGGAGGCATGACCCTTGGCGTCCTTGGAGGCTCCCTAGAGCGCCTGAACGCTACGATCCGCACTGCCGATTTCCAGAAGAACCTTGTGAATATTTTCCAAGGCGCAAATGCTGCCATCGGATTCATTGTTGATGGTCTTGGACGCCTGATGGGTGCCATTGGGTATCTTTCCCCTGCACTCAAGATTGTCGAGACCCAGATCGGTTTGACGCTCTTCAAGGCTCTGGATATCATCTCCGGTATCCTCGCACGCCCTGAGGTAGCCAAGGGCCTGACAGACCTGTTCGGCGGCATCCTGAAGGGTGTAGGAGAATTCGCACAGGCTATGGACCCGATCGGTGTCAAGCTCGGATCCATCATGTCCTTCGTGGGCGAGATTGTCGCTACCCTAGGAAAAGTCGTAGGCCACGCAGCTGCGGTCTTGATTCCGCCGATTGCCACAATGCTGGATACGATTAAGCCTTTGATCGGCCCGCTGGGTGATCTGGTCGTAAAACTCACAGACTGGCTCGCACCCGTTCTTAAGACACTCGCACAGGATATCCTACCACCTGCTGTTGACATGTTCAAGAAGATCCTACCAGCGATCACCAACCTCGTTGACGCGATTACTCCTGACGTTGTTGCGCTGATGGATGCCTTTGGTGCCAGCATGAAGAAGGGGGCCGATGGCTCGCAGGCACAGCAGGATGCTGACGGAATCAACAATCTGGCCCAGAGCATTAGGGACGGACAGAAGGATTTCAAGAGCTGGACCGATGGATTCAAGCAACTGGACGACGCTACTGCATGGTTGACCTCGACTAAGCACACCACAGAATTCCACAACAGCACTGTCTCAATGTTCAACGATTTTGCGAAGAACAATCAGAAGCTCAGCGAGGATATCCGCAAGAGTGCTGACGACATTTTCGGGCCTTTCAATAAGGCCGTAGACAAAATGAATAAGGACGTCAACCAAGGTCTTGCGGACTTCTGGGCTGACGCCGGTCGCAATAACGAAGGAATGTCGAAGGACTTCCAAAAGGGCTGGAACGATTTCTGGGGCGGTCTTGACGGATTCAACAAGGACACCAGCAAAAAAGTCAATGACGACCTGAAGAACTTCTGGACCGATGTCGGCCACAACAACGACGGCATGGCCAAGGACTTCATGAAGGGTTGGGATGGCATGTGGAAGGACTTTGCCAAGGCCGTCAAGCCCGTTCAAGATACTGCCGGAAAGATCAAGGACAACCTAGACAAGCTCTGGGGGTCCCTTGTCAGCCGACCCGTCGAAGACTTCGCCAAGAAGTGGGACAAGGGCTGGCAGGACATCAAGAAGAACAACGAAAATCTTAGTAAGGATATCAACAAAAACATCTCGCAGTGGTGGTCTGACATCTCCGCCGGGTTCACTACAAATGCCACCAAGGTCAGTACCAAATGGGACAGTATGTGGAAGGGCTTCAGCAAGTCCAACCAGAGCCTGAGCAAGGATATCAACAAGAACATCTCGCAATGGTGGGGTGACGTCTCTGCAGGGTTTACCACGAATGCTACAAAGGTTGGCACCAAGTGGGACAAAATGTGGTCTGATATGAAGACCTCCAATAGCAAGACCAGTGCCGACATCAACAAGAACGTTTCGAAGTGGTGGGGCGATGTCTCCGCGCCCTTCGTCAAAAAGGGTGCCGAAATTGGTAAGAATTGGGATAAAACTTGGTCTGATATCAAATCCAGCAACGAAAAGCTCAGCGCAGATGTCAACAAAAACATCAGTAGCTGGTGGAGCGATATCAGTGGTGACTTCAATCGCGGTGTCTCGGATCTGAATAATGGCTGGAATGGTATGTGGAATGATATCCACGCAACAGCCGCAAACTTCATTATCCAAGTAACGTCCGGCATACAAAAGCTGTGGGCCGATGCACAGCACGCCTTCGAAGAGGGCATGAAAATTGTACACGACGTTCAGAAGCGCGGTTGGGATGCCGTTTTCGAGTACCTTAACGGACTCTGGAACGACATGCTCAATGCTGGTGGTCACATCATTGACGGTCTTGTCAAGGGTATCCAAGACGGTGTCGGTGCTGTCGGAAAGGCAATCGCCGGTGTCGGTCAGAGCGTGCTCGACGGTATCGCCCACATCATGGAAATGGCCTCGCCATCCAAGGCTATGCGTAGGCGTGGCCAGTGGATCGTAGAAGGCCTTTCTGACGGTATCCACGCCCACGCCGACCTTGCTGTAGATGCAACACATGCAATGTCCAAGCGTATCTTGGATGCTGCCAAAATCACGATCCCGCCAATCAAGACTTCCGGCGTCTACGGGCCAACTGGCGGCAACTCGAACATCTTTGCATCCCTCAACGGCGACAGTCTTCCAACACCTCAGTCCTACGGTTACAACAGCCGTGGTACGGGTGCTTCATCCGTCATCCAGCCGACTGTCAACGTCTACCCATCCGCCCCGCTAAACGAGCGTCAGGTCGGCCAGATGGCTGCCTCCCAGCTCTTCTGGAACTTCACTAACCGCTAAGGAACGACATGTATCTGCAGGACGACAAGATCGTAATGACGCTCAACTCCGACGTAGTGCTTCGGTCCTACAACACCGGGGTCGGGCGTCAGTACCTCTTGGATGAGACGGCCCTCATCGGGTGGAGTGACGGTGTGGACGTCAAGCGTAGTGTGGCAGCCCGCCAGACAAGCTCTGGTGACTTCCAAGAGGTGGGCTACCACTCGTCGCGCCTCATCACCGCCACCGGCTACGCCCTTGCCAGCAGTGCAGCAGAGCTTCGTCAGATGCGTGATGACCTCATTGCAGCCTTCCCGCCCAACATCTACCAGAAGCTGACCGTAGAGGATTCAGTCGGAACCCGGACGGTCATGGCATCCTCTGGCGGCAAGGTGGGCTGGGTCCGGATGACGGACATCTATGCTGCATTCAGCGTCAGCTTCTACGCAGCAGATCCGTACATCTATGGGCCTACGAAGACCATGACTCTGGAAGGCGGGGATACCAAGGGAGGGCTGTCCTTCCCACTCGACTACCCCACCGATTACGGAAGCACTAACGGCTACCAAGGCAAATTCGTCTACAACAACGGTAATGCTCCTTCTTGGCCCCAGTTCAAGGTACACGGAGATTATGCTGACGGATTCACCATCACGGATAATCTTGGCAACTTCATTACATACACAGGGTCGGTAATGTTTTCGGCTGCCGTGACAATTGATACAAAAACCGGAGCGGTCTCTCAAAGCGGATCTGATCGCTCAACATACCTTTCCCAGCGCGAATGGTTTTCAATCCCTGAGGGCGGTTCAATCCAGCCTTCATTCATTCCTGTGTACAGTAATGCCAGTGGATGGTGTGATATAATTTATCGAGACACATGGATTTAGTTAGGACATAACGATGGCAACTGGGCTTGGTGTAGACCCCACAAAAGACGGCAGCGGAAATATTACCTCCGGCACTTCTTCTCAGGACGTCCGACAAATCTATGGCGGACTTTACTCTCCCGGCCTAGTATCCGGCGCTAAGATCACCACCAGTGGTTCAGCTATGACCTACACGGTGGCAACCGGCGTGGGCATGATCCAGTCGGCTACCGGGCAGGTTGTCCCTGTCCCGATTCCTTCAAAGACTATCAATGTTTCAACCGTTGGTTCGTCTTCCCGCACGGACTATATCTATGTAAAGCAGAACTTCCCTGCCACGGACGGTGATTCCGCAGTCGTTGTCGACGCCGCCACAACCGTCCCGGACAACGCCATCGTCATCGGCACCTACCTGCAGCCTGCCAACGCCACCAATACGTCCTCTGGAAGCCTCGCTGACAGCGTGGACTACTCGATTCCCTATGGCGCTAGCCTTGGCAACCTCTACACCTACCGCCACGGCGTGACCGGCCTGCTGCCCAACACAGGCATCACCCGCTACGGCCACAAGACCCTGCGCCTACCTACCGACCGTCGCCTGCTGTTCAAGGTTCAGGCAACCCTTCAGGCACAGAACGCCACGGGGTTTGACAACGCCCACTACTGCGAGTACGGGTTCCTCCCCAACATCGACGGCGGGGACTTCGTCCTCTGGACCACTCCGGGACTCCACCAGTCTTTGGGCACCTACGCGTTCGAGGGCTACTTCAACGTAACTGCCGGGACCCACACGGTGAACATCGGCTTCACTCAGATGTCCGGACCGGGACGCGCCTACACCTACAGCGGAACGGACTCCCTCGGGTTCGGTCGCGAGGGCATCGTCTTCACTATTGAGGACGCGGGAGTCAGCGAGTAATGGAGCTCTCCCCGGATTGGACAATGTTTCTCATCCAAACCAGTACGGGGAAAATCGGACCACAGGTTGAAGCCGAAGCGACTACGTGGGACATTTCCCTAAACGGTATCGAAGCCTTGACCACCACCCTACACAAGTCAAGCCTGCCAACTGGTCTCGATCTGGACAACTGGCTTGCCCCATGGTGGTCCGGGATCCTGCTGATGTGGCGCGGATACCCGATCTTCGCTGGGCCTCTGCTCAGCCGTCCACAGGAGACCGCTACAACCATTCAATTGGCGTGCTCCGGAATCCGGGCAGTCTTCACAGCCCGCTTCGTCACACAGGAGTTCCCCAACTGGGACGCCCTTGCGGGTAGTGAGCTCTACTGGAATAAGATGTCCCTCGGTACTATCGCAAAGAATGTCGTCAAGGCCTCGATGCAGAAGATCGGCGGATCGCTGCCGATTGCGTTCCCGATCCCGGATGAGATTTTCGTCGGATCCAGCAACACCCACGAGCGTCACTACGAAGGCTTCGATATTGCCAACCTGAATACTGATGCAGTATTGACAAAACTCTCCGAGGTTGCTGGCGGACCTGACATCATGTTCCGCCCACGTCTGATCGATGCCTCTCAGCTTGTCTGGGATATGTACCATGGGACCGAGAACTTCCCGCGCATCGGACAGCAGTACATGCACGTCTGGGACACACAGCCGGTCGCCGGTCAGGTCTCTGACCTCAGCATCGTCTCTACCGGATCCTACATGGTCAACCGTGTATACAGCATCGGATCCGGTTCTGACAAGGGGACGCTGATCACGGTGTCCGAGGATTTCACCAACGTTCGACAAGGCATGCCCCTACTGGAATCGGCGATCGCCGTCTCCCAGAGCCCAGACCCAGTAGTGGTCAAGGCACACGGAGATGGAGTGCTGCAGAGCAATCTGGATATGCTCCGGGAGATCACGCTCAACGTCCGCATTGATGGGCGGGATCCGCTCAACACGTTCTTCGCCGGGGACGTTATGGATATCTACACCAAAGGCTGGCTCACCTTTAAAGACGGCCACCACAGATGCCGACTGCTGCACGTGCAGGGAGACCTTGCAAGCCCTGCAACAGTCCGTCTAAGCCTACAACCGGAGTACTACATTGCAAGTTAGAAGACTAGATCCTTCAGCCGCAGGTGTCGCTAACATCCTGAAAAGTCTTGAGGGCCGTATTGGTGCTCAGGAGACCCGGACCTCCGGTAATATTGTCATCCGCGAAACTCTTACAACCGTGGATCCGACCACAGGCGTCTCTGCCGTGTTCGGACAGCAGGCAGATGGATCAACCGGCTTCCAGCAGTGGGTGGGAGATACAACACCTCCTCCCGTTCCCAGTGCTCCAATCGTATCCAGCAAGTCTGGCATTGTCAACATCGTGTGGGACGGTACCTTCCAGTTTGGGCAGGAAGCTCCCAACGACTACAGCCACATCAACGTCTACGTCGAACAGACTGGTCTAACCGCTACACTCATCGGATCCGTGAAGAATGCGAACGACGCAGCCCTCTACGCTGACGGCACACTCGGGACTGCTCTGACGTTCTACTTCACCTCTGTCGATCAGGTCGGAAATGAGTCGGGGCGGGGACCGTCAAGCGCCTCTGTCACCGTGGCATCTGTCTTGGACGATACAGGACTCGCACAGGCCCTTGATGACGCCAACACGCTGATTGCGTCCAAGAGCACTGTCTACTCAGGTAGCACTGCCCCTACAGGCACCCACAAAGTGGATGATATCTGGTTCAACACAGCGGAGGGCAACAAAACCTACCGCTGGAACGGCTCTGCATGGGTAGACACGCAGGACCAGATGACCAAGGACGCACTTGCAGCCGGTCTGGACGCCCAGAATCAGGCAGCTTCAGCGCGTGCTGACGCAGCCCTAGCCAACAGCGCGGCAGCGTCTGCCAACAACGTTGCTGTATCCGCAAATAACCTTGCCGCGTCCGCAAATGCGAACTCCGTAGCCGCAACTGCTGCTGCTGTGTCAGCCCAGAATGTTGCGGCCTCCGCCCAGAGCGCCGCCGCATCTGCACAGAGTGTGGCTGCATCCGCAAACAACCTTGCTGCCTCAGCCAACGCCAACTCAATATCCGCTACTGCCCTCGCGGCCTCAGCCCAGACGGCTGCACAGGACGCGAAGAATACGGCAGCATCAGCAAATAGTGTCGCAGCCTCGGCACAGAGTGTTGCGACGTCAGCTAATAACGTCGCAGCATCCGCTAATAGTCTTGCTGCCACGGCCAACGCCAATTCCGTCGCAGCTACCGCAGCCGCAGCTTCCGCACAGAGCGTCGCAGCGTCCGCAAACAACGTAGCCGCGTCTGCCAACTCCAACTCCATTGCTGCTACAGCTTCAGCGGCGTCCGCTCAGAATGTTGCTGCGTCAGCCAATAACGTCGCTGCTTCAGCAAACAATGTCGCTGCATCCGCTAACGCTAACTCGGTAGCTGCCACTGCAGCCGCAGCCTCCGCACAGAGTGTTGCAGCGTCCGCAAACAATGTCGCGGCTTCCGCCAATAGTGTGGCCGCTTCCGCAAATACAACTGCAGCCAATGCCCAGAGCATTGCCACTTCTGCAAACAACGTAGCAGCATCCGCAAACGCCAATTCAGTTGCGGCCACAGCTGCTGCCGCCAGTGCTCAGAGCGTCGCAGCTTCGGCAAATAATGTTGCTGCCAGCGCTAACTCCAACTCAGTCGCAGCCACAGCCTCAGCAGCGTCCGCTCAGAATGTTGCTGCGTCAGCCAATAACGTCGCTGCTTCAGCAAACAATGTCGCTGCATCCGCTAACGCTAACTCGGTAGCTGCCACTGCAGCCGCAGCCTCCGCACAGAGTGTTGCAGCGTCCGCAAACAATGTCGCGGCTTCCGCCAATAGTGTGGCCGCTTCCGCAAATACAACTGCAGCCAATGCCCAGAGCATTGCCACTTCTGCAAACAACGTAGCAGCATCCGCCAACTCCAACTCCATTGCTGCTACAGCTTCGGCTGCGTCGGCACAAAGCGTGGCGACATCCGCTAATTCAGCGGCTGCGTCGGCACAAAGCGTGGCGGCATCCGCTAACGCTCTTGCAAATACTGCAAACACTACAGCTAATACAGCGCAGGTAATTGCCAATGGCAAAAACCACATCTTCCTGACGAGCACTACACCTACTGCAAGTGCTGACGGGGATATGTGGGTCGACCTCGGGAACGGTAGGACCCTCAAGACATGGAGCGCATCAGCTACAGCTTGGGTGAATTCGATCCAAAGTGGTTCCATCACCGCTAATGAAATTGCTGCTAACACGATTATTGCAGGGAACATTGCTGCTGGGGCTATCGTTGCCGATAAGCTTGCTGCCAACTCAGTCAATGCGTCAGCCCTAGCGGCCAACTCCATCACAGCCACAGCAATCAAGGCCGGAGCGATAACTGCTAGTGCACTGGCTGCACTATCCATCACGGCAACCGCCATTGCTGCCGGTGCAATCACTGCCAGCGCCCTTGCAGCCCAGTCCATCACGGCTACAGCCCTTGCAGCTCAAGCCATCACAGCCACCGCAATTGCTGCAGGGGCCATCACAGCTTCCGCACTGGCGGCACAGAGCATTACAGCTACAGCCCTTGCGGCCCAGTCCATTACTGCATCCGCACTGGCTGCTGGATCGATTACCGCATCCGCGCTGGCAGCCGGATCCATTACTGCCAGTGCACTATCCGCTGGCGTAATTACTGCCACCGCCCTAGCCGCAGATGCTGTCACCGCCAAGAGCCTTAACGTCGGTGACTTCACTAACTTCGCATCCGGATCTGACTTCGAGGATGTGACACAGAACCCATGGGACCTCAGTGCAAACGGAACCCGCTTTTCTGTGGACTCAACATACGCGTACTCGGGGACTAGCAGCCTCAAGCTAATCGGAGGCGCAGGTGGTGCAGTAGCATCTGTACCGCTCCAAACCCCTATCGATACCATCTCGGGAGATAAGTTCTACTTCTCTTTCAGGATGCTCCGTGATGACCTCTGGAACGGGACAACCAGTAACAGTAAACTCCGTATTGCAAAACAAGACGGAACTCTCATCGATGCCATCACCTATGACACAGCTTCCATGGCTGCATCCGGAACATGGTACCCAAATAGCCGTACAGTCACAGTGCCTGCTGGTACTACCGGCCTTACTATTACGCTAGTAAATGATGCTTCTACGGGTAACCTGTGGGTTGACGACATTATTATTCGTCGCCAGCTTGAGGGTGTCTCAATACAAAATGGTGTCATCTCTGCGCAACACCTGACAGCCCAGTCCATTACGGCTACAGCCCTTGCAGCCCAGTCAATCACCGCCACAGCCATAGCGGCCCAAGCCATTACGGCCTCCGCACTGGCAGCTCAGTCTATTACCGCCACCGCCCTCTCTGCCGGATCGATCACGGCAACCGCCATTGCTGCCGGTGCAATCACTGCCAGCGCCCTTGCAGCCCAGTCCATCACGGCTACAGCCCTTGCAGCTCAAGCCATCACAGCCACCGCAATTGCTGCCAGCGCCGTCAATGCCACACACCTGTCCTCAGGGTCCATCACGGCAACAGCCATCGCTGCCGGAGCGATCACAGCTTCCGCTCTCGCGGCCCAGAGCATTACGGCCACAGCAATCAAGGCCGGAGCCATCACAGCCTCAGCACTGGCTGCGCAGTCCATCACAGCAACAGCTCTGGCGGCTAACTCCATCACGGCGTCAGCCATCGCGGCAAATGCTGTCACAGCTACACAGCTGGCCGCAGCATCCGTTCTGGCGTCCTCCATGACCGCCAACGCCATCACCGCCTCGGCCATCGCTGCAGGAGCCATCACAGCCTCAGCACTGGCTGCCCAGAGCATTACGGCTACAGCCCTTGCAGCTCAATCAATCACGGCAACAGCTCTGGCGGCTCAGGCAGTCACAGCTACGGCTATCGCAGCCCAGACGATCGACGCCACACACCTGTCCTCAGGGTCCATCACAGCTACAGCCCTTGCAGCACAATCCATCACAGCCACCGCAATTGCTGCCAGCGCCGTCAATGCCACACACCTGTCGGCACAGTCCATTACGGCTACCGCACTGGCAGCCGGATCCATTACTGCCAGCGCACTGGCGGCACTGTCTATCACAGCTACAGCCATCAAGGCTGGAGCCATTACGGCTTCTGCCCTTGCAGTTGACTCAGTGTCTGCAACAGCCATCAAGGCAAACTCCATCGGATCGACGGAACTCTCTGCCGGTTCCATTTTGGCGACGGCCATCTCGGGATCCGCTGTCAACGCCACCCACCTTGCAGCCCAGTCAATCACCGCCACAGCCATCAAGGCTGGAGCCATCACAGCCTCAGCACTGGCTGCACAGTCCATTACGGCTACGGCCATTGCTGCAGGAGCTATTACGGCCTCCGCAATTGCCGCAGATTCTATTACGGCAACCGCCATTGCTGCCAGCGCGATCGACGCCACACACCTGTCCTCAGGATCCATCACAGCTACAGCTCTGGCGGCACAGGCTGTCACAGCTTCCGCACTGGCTGCTCAGTCGATCACGGCCACGGCAATCAAGGGTGGCTCCATTACCGCGACAGCCCTAGCCGTTGACGCAGTTACCGCAACTGCTATCAAGGCCGGGTCAATCACAGCGACCGAACTATCGGCTGGTTCCGTGACGGCAACGGCGATCGCCTCTCGGTCCATCACCGCGACAGCCATTGCAGCCCAGTCCATCACGGCAACAGCATTGGCTGCACTTTCTGTTACGGCATCAGCGATTGGAGCCCAGTCGATCACGGCTACGGCTATTGCTGCTAATGCGATCACCGCCTCGGCCATCGCTGCAGGATCAATTACTGCGTCTTCGGGCATCATCTCCGACATTAATGCTGACGTAATCAACTCCGGTACGATCAACGCCAGCTACGTCAACATCGGATCAGGCCTAAATGCTGTTGCCGACTCCGGGTTCAATAGCATTGATATGACAAATGCCCGCCAAAATATATCAACTGGTGGTGTTAGTGGTTGGACACTATCTGCAGGGGTCTCCACTGGCCTCCGCACCGTGTCTAGAACTACAACAGGTACCTCCCAGAGGTTCGTATGGCTGACTGCAACACACACATATGCTAATGCCGGACAACTCATTCCTGCCACAGCTGGTCAAGTCTGGACTATCAAGGTCGATGTTGCCACTAACCCCTACTCCACCGTGGGTATTCGTGTCTACACAGCATCCGCAGACGGTAGTGTCACTAACACTGGTCTCTCTACGTCAACCTCGTCAACTACCAGTACTACCCAGCGCACCCTAACAGCTACGTACACCGTCCCGGCAGGTGTTACAGGGTTCCACCTTGGTGCCCAGTGTAACAACGCTTCTACTACCTTCACTGTATTTGGTAATATGTTTGCTGGGCAGCAGACAACTGGTGATCTTATTGTCAATGGTGCTATTGATGGTAAGACCATCACAGGTGCCATCATCGCAACCAGTGCTTCCGCAAGTACGGGTATTACGCTGGACGGTGCAAATAATAATATCACCGCCTATGACGGATCACATAATCTCACATTCATTCTGGACGGCAATACCGGAAACCTGACATCAACGGGAACCTTCCAAACATCCCTGACGGGTACCCGTGCAATGATGTGGGACCACGGTGGTGGTATTGCTGCTCTCGATCTTTACGCCGATACCGGAACACAGCACGGTACAGCATTCACTCAGACAACTTCCGGCGGTACCAATGGCGGCTATGTAACACAGTTCCGTCACTATACAACTGCTACAAACTGGACATCATCACTATCACTATTTGCTGATCAGGGTTGGTGGATCGGTAGCTCTACGGCTGCATCTAATATCAGCGGTACTTCCGGTGGTAATATATACTTTGCGGGACAGCTCGCCAGATCGACAGCGGCAAATGCGACATTCTCCGTAGGAGTTTCCGGACAGTCGCAGCTAGCCTCTGGTACTTTTACTGCAACATACTCGTCACCTGTAGCCACAGGAACACGTACTGTCTTTGCATCCCCGGACGCTGCCGCTGCTGTCTCTGGTGCAGTACAGTCGGCTACTGCTAGCGGACACAACTACTTCTTCAACTCTGTAGCCAACGCTAGCGTTTCCTATCGCTTCCTTGCAATTTGGACGAACTAGTTTAGAGAGAAAAGACAATGGACTTTACAATACAGGTTATAGAGGGCGTGGAATATCTGATCGTAACTCGTGACGATCGTATCCACCAGATGCCAATGGAGGCAATTGCCTCATGGGGCCTGCTTCTTGGGCTCACTAATCCGTCGGACATTGTTGCCGCTATCCTACGCAACCGTGAAACCCCTGTAGCACCCGGCGAGCCCAACATGTGGACACCACTGTATGATGCCTTGGATGAGGGGCTCCACGCACTTGCCGCCAGCGGAGTACCGCCAGAGCACATGCCCACCCTGTTGGATCCAGAACTGGGGGCACCTGTTCCCGGGCCGGACATCCTTGACCGTATGGCAGCGGCGCAGCAGGAATCGCTTGCGACCATCAACTCCCACCCGGACGAGTGGGGGGCTCTCAGCAGTGATCTGGTGGCTGTGCTCGATGAGAAGGTGTCGGTCATCGATGACGCCAAAGTGGCATTCTTGGACAGAATATCTCCAGTGTACGAGCTACCACAGACACCACCACCGGCAACTGTTGAGGAAGCTATCACACAGCTCAACCTCAGGACAGACGGTATCGGTGGCTAGCACTCAATCGACACAATACACTAGTATATAATTGAACCATACACACGACGATGGGACAAGTATGTCAGACATTCCTTCAGTGGATTTTCAATCAGTATCACAAAAATTGGCAGGCAAACTGGCCGAATCACTTCTCCAGACAGCAGCCCTAGAAAACCTCGCGGAACAACTTCGCAGCCAGCGCGATAAGGCTCAGGGCGAGCTGGAAACGCTAAAGACCAAGACGGCGTAGACAGCCTCTAGACCTATCGACACTTAGGAACGACATGAAGTATGCAGTAAAAGACGGGGTTCGAACCCTGAAGTTTGACGGGGAGCTCCTTGCACAGAGCTCCAGCCGTATCGGATCCCGACCGCGATGGGTCGAGTTCTATCTCTTCCGCACCCCCAAGGGCACCTATGTCATCTCCCGCGTAGGGGTGAGTCGTTACTACCATAACGGAGATTGCTCCGTAGTGTCAAGGAACCGTCTCAGCGCCATTGACGAATCCGAGCTGACACCGGATGCCATGCCCTGCACCGAGTGCCGCCCCTCGCGGATCGATCCGGAAGGTGTATATCCTGAGACCCCACGATACTGGGCACAACACTCGGAACAGCCACGTGGTATCGTCGCATCTTTGATGAAGTATGACGATAATGGTATCGAGTACCTGACCAACGTGGCACGCCGTCTACTTGAAGATGCTGCAGAGGTTGATGAAGGCCTCGCAGACGCCTTCTACAACGACACCGTAGAGTAGACAACTGCGTGTACTTCTGATAAAGTCGGAAGACCTACGAAAGGACACTTGTGTACATTCATCTTGACACAGCGAACGAGTATATTGTTCAGGCCGTACTGACGGCTATCCGAGAAAAATTCCCGGAAGATAACGTCCTCCAAGACACCGAGACCATCTTCGAGCACGCATACGAACCCGGCAAGGGTGACCACGTCCTGCATTACGGACCCCTCCCGGAGTTCGAAGAGGTATCCCTTGAGCGTTGGTACCATATGTATCTCGCGTCCCGTGGTGCCCGCTTCTGGACAGAGGCCGACGTCAAGACCCCCGCCCCGACGCACGCCGGGACGATTCTCCGTACAGATGCCGGAATCAACAAGATCGTCATCGACGCGATCTTCGCCGAGAACCGCGCCAAGCTCTTCCAGTCCTACGGAGTCAACTACATCGGACGTACCTATGGTGATCCGCGCACGGCTGTGCTGGTAGACTACAAGAAAGACAAGACACACAACCCTACCAACGACTCCTGCATCAAGGCACTCCTTACGGCCCTGCCGGAAGACAAGTGGGCATCAGAAGAGCCACATGACTGGGGCACTTTCGGCATCGTCAGCACATCCAACCCTGACAAGCTCGCGGAATTCATGGACCTGCTCTCCGAGACCAACGTCCTTGCGTACTCCACAGGGGCCATCGCCAAGATGAAATACATCGGGCGGGACTACGGCCAGATCGCCTCACCGCGCTCAGACAAGAAGTATGGACTGCAGATCCGCGAAACAGCCAGCCGCATGAAGGCACCACTGCCGCTCTAAAGCTTGGCCAAAGAAAAGCAATATACTAAAGGAAAATAGTGCCGCTTCATAACGATACACAACTGTATCTTGTAAACACTATCGAAGATGTTTACCGCATGAGGGAATGGCTGCGCGAGTCCCGTGAGGTCTTGGGTTTTGACACCGAGACCTCCGGGCTCGATGCCTTTGCCCCCAACGCCGAGCTCCGAATGATCCAGATCGGTGATACCCGTACCGGATGGGCCGTACCGTTCCAGCGCTGGGGTGGAGCTGCGCTCGAATGTCTCGATGCATGGGGTGGAGAATACGCCGCCCACAACCTGCCCTTCGACGCCACATGGCTAAAGGTCCACGCAGGTTGGGAGGTTCCCTACCACCGCGCCCACGATACCCATATCATGGCCCGCATCGACCGGCCCAATAAGCTTGCGGGCCTGAAGGAGGTCACGACCGAGCTGATCGACTCCACTGCCGCAGACGGCGAGAAGGCCCTCAAGGCTGCGTTCAAGAAGAACGGCTGGGACTGGGACACGGTACCCATCGACTTCGAGGACTATTGGTTCTACGCGGCCCTTGACCCGATCCTAGCCGCCCAGCTGTTCAGCTACTTCCGCACGGACAAGAAATACCCCGAGGTCTACGACTTGGAGATGGCTGTCCAGCGCGTCACATGGAGGATGCAGCACAGGGGTATGCGCGTTGATATTGACTACTCACAGGTCAAGTACAACGAGCTGACCACCCTTGTAGACAAGAACATGGACTTCGCAGAAAAGAACTGGGGCATCGAGCTCACGTCCAACCCGCAACTGGCTGAGTACCTCCAGAGCATCGGTGCCGAGTTTACCAAGTTCGGCGAGAAGAGCGGTGTACCGTCTGTGGACAAGGAGCAGATGGGCCGTCTCTTGCTATCAGAGAGCCCGCAGATCCGTGACGCGGTGAAGATGGTTCTGGAGACGCGCAGTGCTTCCAAGCTGAGCAGCGCCTACTTCGGCAACTTCCTGAGCATGAACAACGACGGTATTGTCCACCCCAACATCCGTACTCTCGGTGCCCGTACCGGACGTATGTCGGTGACGACCCCGGCGCTCCAGACCATTCCGCGTGGCGATGCTCTGGTCCGTGACGCCTTCATCCCCACCAATGCAGATGAAGTGATCGTCTCCTGTGACTACTCACAGGTGGAAATGCGCCTGCTGGCACACTTCTCCGGGGATGCAAAACTACAGAACGCTTTCAAGGAAGCTGACGCAACGGGTGGTGACTTCTTCGTCACACTTGGGCGAGAAATTTATGCAGACCCGAATTTTTCGAAGAAGGATCCGCGCCGTGGTCTGGTAAAGAGTACCCTCTACGGAGCCGCCTACGGCTCTGGAATCCAGAAGATGGCTGATACTGCCGGGGTCACCCTCGAACAGATGACACAGGTATCCCAGAGCGTATTCAAGGCCTTTCCCGGAATCAAGAGCTTCATGACCGAAATCGAAGCCATCGGTAAGGCCCGCGAGCGTTCCGAGGGGCAGGGCTACATCCTGACCCCCTCAGACCGCCGCCTGCCCTGTGATGAGGGAAAGGTCTACGCCCTGACCAACTATATGCTCCAAGGCACCGCCGCAGAGCTGATGAAGAAGGCGATTCTGAGGCTCGACGCCGCAGGATACACCCCATTTATGAGGATGCCCATACACGACGAGATGGTGTTTTCCTTGCCTAAGGCTGGACATGAGGAGGCTATGAAGGAGATTGAGGGGCTGATGTCTTACTGTAACGGTGAATTCGGTGTGGATCTTCCCGCCGAGCCCGAAGGACCCCTCGAACGCTGGGGATCCAAGTACCGTAAGGAAGGTGAGGTCTTTGGGTATGATTCTGATAGCCTCATCGCTGCAGCATAGTGGTTAGGCGTGGAGAGATCGGTGTACCTAGAAGTGATGAGACGCGAAAAAAGATCGGCGCTGGTTCCCGAAAAACTCGGCTCGCGGAGCTTCGTCCTTGTGGGTATGGGTGCGAGGGCCAGTTCAACTCGGGCAACCTCGCCACCCACCTAGCCAAGCACCATACGTTTTCATGCTTGGTCCCGGGATGTACTTTGACTGTCCACAAAGGCCTAGGGCTATGTCAACGACACCATCAGTTGGTAGCTAGGTGTAGAAAATTCGGGATGACCGTCGAACAGTACATCGATAGCTATGAATCTCAGGGAAGAAAATGCTACATCTGTGGGTTTGAGGGTAAGCTACACGGGTCCGGTGCCAGCAAGGCGGACACTCTTGTATTAGATCACTGCCATGCTTCCGGGCAATATCGCGGACTACTGTGTAATGCGTGCAATTTGGCGCTGGGACACTTCAGAGATGACATTTCAAGGCTTGAAAAAGCGGTAGAGTATTTAAGGAAACACAATGCAACAGCCTAAATACCTGTTGGCGATCGACCCCGGACTTGACACCGGGATGGTCTTTATGGATATTGAAGACCCCCTCGAACCCATCATCATTGGGGACTGGGAGCTCCAGCCGGACGAATTCTACGCTAGGGTAGAGGAAATTATCTCTACCCATGGCTCGAATGTCCGCGTAGTCATCGAGCGCTACATTATTACCCCGGAAACCGCTAAGAAATCCCCCCAGCCGTGGTCTCTGGAGCTAATCGGTGTTACCCGCAAGGAATGCTGGAAATACGGGGCGACCCTTGTTTTACAAAAGCCTAGCGAAAAAGAATTCGCCACTAACGAGAAACTCCGTCATGTCGGATTCTGGCATGTGGGAGGCGAAGGACACGCAAATGATGCATTTAGGCACGCCCTTGTCTATTTGAATGAGCGGTATGCTAGGTGGGGCAAAAAGCTCGTTATGTGATATGATTGAAACTTCGAATGACGAAAGAAAAATATGCCTGTAGTAGCAGAAATTGACGAAGAAAATCCAAAGAAGATCAAAACCTCCCAGCATGAGTGGAGGTTCCAAGAAATCCTCAAGGCCCTCCCGACATCGCACTGGGACAAGAAGCTCTCGGTCTGGCGATTCAACCTGAACTGGCAGACCTGTCTCGCCCTCAAGGCGGAGCTGGGTGATCTGTTCGTGGCTGGACCCAACCTCAAGCAGTGGATGGCGGACGAATACAACAACCGTATTCTCCCGGCATACACACTCCGGGACAAGATCGAAGCCGAAGGTTATGAACGGCTCTTCCCGCACCAGCGCGGAGATGTGCAGTTCCTCTTCACGGCGGAGCGTGCCATCCTTGCCAACGGTCTCGGATCTGGGAAGTCCCAGTCCGCATTCTCCACCCTCAGATACCTCTATGAGCACAAGGGAATCAATCCGTTCCCGGCACTCATCGTTTGCCCGAACTCCACCAAATTCCAGTGGAAAAACGAGATCGAGGAGGTCTGGCCGGGGCTCAAGGTCGAAGTGCTTGACGGCACGGTGACCAAGCGCCGCAAGGCACTCTCTTCGCAAGCACACGTTTATATCATAAACTGGGAGGGTGTGCGATCCCACTCACGGCTGCAGCCCTACGGCTCCATCGCCCTGAAGAAGTGCCCGGAACACGGGGGTACTGATCCTAAGGTATCAGCTTCCACCTGCGAAGTACACACCAAGGAGCTCAACGAGATCAACTTCGTCTCCGTCATCGGTGACGAGGCCCACCGTATCGCTGACCCGTCCACCAAGGTGGCTCGGGCCTTCAAGGCAGCCACAGGGGCTGCACGGTTCCGTTTCGCACTCACTGGTACGCCTATCCGGTCTGCACCGGATGACCTGTTCTCGATTCTGAACTGGCTCATGCCGGACGCCTACCCGTCCAAGGTCAAGTACATCGACCGCTTCTGTCTGACCCACTCGGACGCATGGGGAACTCTCCACGTCTCCGGGATCCGCAGGGAGATGGAGCAGGAATTCTTCTCCGGTCTGGATCCATTCCTCCGTCGTATGCCCAAGGAGCTTATCTTGCCATTCCTCCCGCCTATTCTTCGTTCCCGCCGCGATGTCGAGATGGGGGCGAAGCAGAAGAAGGCCTAC